AGAATACTATTGATAATAAAACTATTATTTATGTAACAATAGTAGCACAGAACAGGCTACATTTAAGATTTTTAAAGAAAAAGAATAATAAATATTTAAAGGGTTTAGGTAAGGTTGAATTAATTGTTGGTGTTGGTTAGTCATGTAGAAAGGACTAATTAAAATGGCTGTAAGATTAACTCAAAAAGATAAAGACAAATTAAGAAGAATAAATCAAAATGTTAGACGTAAAAATAAACAAATGGATAATTTTGGTATTGATATTTATGTATCAACACTACCAATTAGTAAAGTAACATCACGTAAGCAATTAAATGATTATTTTGATAGAGCTAGAGCATATACACGTGGCTATGCATATAAATATAAAAAGAATAAATATGATGTTGTTGCTACATATAGTGAAATAGCTAAGGCTAAAAGATTAGCACGTGAAGTAAGTGAAAATAGGGCTAAAAGATTCATGAAAATAGCACCAAAAGAATTTAAATCATATGGTAAGGGTACAGGTAGTAGTATAATGCAACGTAAACTAATGGGTGATGATAGATATTCTATGTATGATCCTGTTAAATTTAATTTTAAAACTTTACGCAATAGAGAACAATTTGAATCAAGAGTTGAAAATCTTTATAAGCAATTATCACCAGGATATATTGATAAAAAGAATAAAACATTAAAAGAAAATATAATTAAAGCTATAAAACGTAATTGGGGTAAATCTGGGCGTAATGCTAGACGTTGGATAGATAAATTATCACCTGATGAAGTTGTAGATAAATTTATGAGTGAAGATGTATTTGATTTTAGCTATATCTATGATGATAATTCTATTGCTAGACAAGTAGAAAAATTTGAGGCTACATTTAATCTAGTATGATAGATTTAAATGAAAATATAGACGTGGCTTTATCTTATACAGCTGATTTTGAAACTACTACAGATAAAAATGATTTAAGAATATGGGCTTGGGGTGTATGTAATATTGATGATTTTAATGATTTTCAATATGGTAATACTATGGAAACATTTATTGAATTTTTAAGTAAACACAGAGGTTGTAATATTTATTTTCATAACTTGCGTTTTGATGGTGAATTTTTAATATCATGGCTTTTAAAAAATGGTTTTAAATACAATGATGATTTAGTTAGTAAAACATTTAATTGTGTTATTGCTGGTACAGGTCAATTTTATAAAATGGATATATGTTTTTATAAACGTGGTAAATATAAAAAGATGGTACATATATTTGATTCATTAAAGAAATTACCTTTTTCAGTTGCTAAAATAGCTAATGCTTTTGAGTTACCTATATTAAAAGGTGAAATTGACTATAAAGCAACACGTGAAGTAGGACATGTTTTAACTACAGAAGAACTAGCATATTTACGTAATGATGTAGAAATAATGGCACGTGCATTAAATATACAAATAGCACAAGGACTAACACATATAACTATAGGTAGTGATTCACTACATATGTATAAATCAATAATAGGTGAAGAAAAATTCAAACAGTTATTTCCTATATTAGATGTTGAAGTTGATAGAGATATTAGACGTGCATATAGAGGTGGTTACACGTATGTCAACAAAATATTTAAGGGTAAAGATGTTAAAGAGGGGCTTGTTTATGATGTAAATAGTATGTATCCTGCTGTTATGCATAATGTACACAATGAATTATTACCATATGGAATACCTATATTTTTTGAGGGTGAATATGTTTATGATGAGAATTATCCTTTATATATCCAAAAAATAAAGGCTGATTTAAAAGTTAAGAAAGATCATATACCTACAATACAATGTAAAACAAATATGTATTTTAATTCTAATGAATATATTGAGGATACAATGGGTTTATTAACTATGTATGTAACTAATGTTGATTTAGAGGTTATAAAAGAACAATATGATGTACTAGAAATAGAATATATTAATGGTTATAAATTTAAAGGTTGTACAGGTATATTTGATGAATATATTGATAAATATATGGAAATGAAGAAAAATAACACAGGTGCATTAAGGCAACTTGCTAAATTACTATTAAATAATTTATATGGTAAATTTGCGACTAACCCTAAAACACAACAAAAAATACCATATATTAATGAATCTGGTGAAGTTGAATACAAGACAATAAACGCAACAGATAAAGAGCCTGTTTATACACCTATGGGTGTATTTATAACTAGTTATGCTAGAGCTATGATACAAAGAACAGCACAAAGTGTTTATTATAGGTTTTGTTATTGTGATACTGATTCTATACATATAATAGGGACTGATGTACCAGATATAGAAATAGATGATAAAGATTTAGGTAAATGGGCTTTAGAGGGTACTTTTAAACGTGCTAGGTTTATAAGAGCTAAAACATATATTGAAGAATATCCTGATGGTAGTTTAAATGTTAAATGTGCTGGGCTTCCTGATAATTTAAAAGAGTTATGTAATTTTGATAATTTTAAAGTAGGTTTAAAACTATATGGTAAATTATTACCAAAAAGATATGATGGTGGCGTTATATTAGAAGAAACTGACTTTACAATAAAGTAGAATCATGATATATTTATTATGATGAGTTATTTAATCAATTTATAATGTTATTAGTGGATAACTATGCGTGTGAACGTACCATTAATAATATCATTTAGTCAATGCGTTATAATAGATTAAACTAATTTATCAATACTTTCTAATTTGCATGTACCTAATTTATTTAGGTATGTCACCTATAGGCACGTTAAAAGACGTGTCTTTTTATAATGTTGACTAATATATTAAATAATGCTATATTATTATAAAGGAGGTATATGTTATGACATATGAAGATTATGACAAGATTATTGAAGAAATAATCAATTCATCTGGTGATGATAAGATTATGTTAGAGGGTTTTGATAAATTACGTAATGCTTATAAAGAACTAGATGAAAAAGTTAAATCTGCTGTAGAAGAGTTAGATGCTTTATCTAAGAAATATGAAGAACTTAGAGAAACTAAAGTTAATGAATTTTTTAATCGTGAAGATAAAGAAGATGAAGAAGTAGAAGAAAAAGTTGAAGATATTGTTGAAGATAAAGTTGAAGATGAAATCACAGTTAATGATTTATTTGAAGATGGTGTTGATGTAGAAATTACAGAAGATGACATCATCAAAGAAGATGAAGAAGAGGAGGAAGAAGATTAATATGGCTGGAAGTACAAATTTAAAAACTGAAGGTACAGGACTAAAATCTGGTACTACAGGTTTAGATGTATTAAATGCAATACGTAGTGCATTACCATCAAATTATGCTAATAGAATACCAGAAGCAACAAAAGAAAATCTTGCAAGTTATGCTAATGCATTAAGAGATTTCCCTGTAATAATGAATAAATGGGTAAATGTTTTAATTAATAAAATAGGACTAACTGTTATTAAAAATAAAATGTGGAATAACAAGTTGGCTGAATTTCAACGTGGTGATTTACCAGTAGGTAGCACTATAGAAGAAATATTTGTTGATGTTGTTAAGGCTAAAACTTATACAGAAGAGCCTGAGGCTAATAATTTAGGTGATGTATTTGCTGTTAATAAACCTGATGTAAAAGTTAGATTTCATATTGTTAATTCACAATTAGTTTATCCAATATCAATATCTAAAGTTAATATTTTACAAGCATTTAACAATTTACCAGCTTTTGAAGATTTCTTATCAAAAGTATTTGAATCTGTTTATGCTAGTGCTAACTTAGATGAATATTTACAAACTAAACAACTAATTCAATTCTATGCTACAAATGATTCAATAAATAGATTTGTTGATGTAGAAGTTGACGCTGTAACTGATGAAGCTAGTGCTAAGGCTTTAGCTACTAAGATTAGAGCATACTCTAATAAATTAGAATTTATGAGTAATAAATATAATTATGCTGGTGTTACTACTCATACACCAAAAGAAGATCAAGTATTATTAATTAATACAGATACTGAGGCATTAATGGACGTAAACGTATTAGCATATGCGTTTAACATGGAAAAAGCTGATGTTAGTGCTGTAGTTAATAAAGTAGTAGTGCTAGATGATTTTGGTGATGATACTGATACAGCTACACAAGCTATTTTAGTAGATAGAGATTGGTTTATGATTTACTCACAATTATATCAAATGGAAGAACAAAATAATGCACTACATTTATATTTCAATAGATTCTTACATATTTGGAAAGTTTATTCTACAAGTGAATTTGCTAATGCTATAAGATTTACAACAACACCTGTTGAAAATGAAGATTCAGGAAATACAGGTGAATAGTGAATTATACACCACAAACAGAGGTACATTTACTTTCAAATGTACCTTTTAATTATAATTATAATAATGTAATGGATTTTAGTGATATAAATGCACAAACAACATATTTTTTAAATAAGAGTAAATTACAATTTGAAGATTTAACATATCAAAGAGTAAATAATAATACAATTAATTTAGAAGTAGCATATGAAGATTTATATGATATAAATTACATGATGTTTCAAAATGATAAAATACCTGGTAAATGGTTTTATGCATTTATTACACAATATGATTTTGTATCACCTAGAGTAACACGTGTAACGTATCAAGTAGATGTATACCAAACATGGTTATTTGATATGGAGTGGCAGACTACATATGTAGAAAGAGAACACACTAAAAGATTTAATAATGATGGTAGCCCTGTTATAAATACCTTAGATGAGGGGCTTGCATATGGTGAAGATTATATAATTACAAGTATTAGAAAATATGAACAAGTACCTAATGTTATCTGGGCTATTATAGTATGTAAAAATGATTTAACATATTATGGACAGGGTAAAAAATATGGTGGTACTACAGTTGGTAATGTACAAACACCTTTATATTTTTACACAGTACCAGTGTCATTAAATGGTAAAGATGTTAGTCTAAATGGTCAAGTTGCTGACCCTATTGAAGATATATTTAATTTATTTACAACACAAGAGGCTTTTGTTGGTAGTGTTGTTACAATGTATTACACTTCTTATATGCCTTTTGCTTTTTCAAGTAATGAAAATAATACAAGAATTAGTATAACAACATTAGATGGTGGAACTAATAACATACAAATTGCTGGTGTTAAGATGGTAGAAATAACTAACAATAATTGGAATAGTTTAAACCCTCAAATATATAGTAATATGTTTAGTGCTTTTCCTCAGTATAGTGAATCTAAGTTATATATGTACCCTTATTCATTATTAGAAATTACAAATTTAAAGGGTGAAACTGTTACGTTAAAACCTCAAAATTTTAATTTAAATGTATCTAAAGAGTTAAGATTAAGACTAAAATCATGTATATCCACATCACCTAAAACAGCAATATATCCAGAGAATTATTTAAATTCAACTAATGTAATAGACCAATATGATAATAATTTTGATGATTTTACATGTGGTATAGTTGATAATAATATTAGTGATATACCAATTATTGATGACTATACAGCTTCTTACATGCAAGCTAATCGTAATAGTATAGCTACTACTAATAAATATGCTATGGATAATGCTAATCGTGGTATTTTACAAAATAATGCTGTTAATCGTGTACAAAATGCTATTATGGATAGACAACAACATTATATGGAAAGTGATACAAAATGGGCTCAATGGGGTAATTTATTAGATATGCATGCTGGTAGTGCTATACGTTCTGGTTATAATTTGGCTAAAGAATATGATTTATCACAAGGTCAAAGAATAGCCATGAATCAAAATAATACTATAGCTAATGAAAATTTACGTGTTAATGCTGAACAAGCTATTGGTATGACACAAGCTAAATTAAAAGATATAAACAATATACCACCTACAATATCAAATTTAGGTAATAATACTTTATTTGATTATGGTAATAAAATAAATGGTATATATGTTATTGGTAAATCAATAAGAAGTGAGTATGTTACTCAATTAACAAATTACTTTAAAATGTTTGGGTATAAAGTAAATAAATTAGAAATACCTAATACTAAGTCAAGACAACACTATAATTATATTAAAACAGTTGACGCTAATATAGTAGGTAATATACCTAGTAATGATTTAAATACTATTAAAGGTATATTTGATAAAGGTGTTACTATATGGCATACAGAAAATGTTGGTGATTATTCTGTAGCTAATAATGAAATTTAAGAATAGGAGGTGTTTATTATATGATGGATAATTATATTTATAATGAAAATAAACTTGGTGATATTTACAAAAAAGCATTAAAGGGTAAATTTGATACAACAGAATTTTTAAATGCATATACTCAAGTTGATTATTTATATAGATTAAAAGAATATGCAATTAACTGTTTTGAGTGGGTAAATTTACCAGATACTGTTGACGCACGATTCATTGAAAATGAGTTGTTTGATAAAGGGAAAATTAACTTTTTCAAAGACAAAAATTTAGGGTATTTATGTTTACCTGTTAATGAATCTGGTCCAATTAACATATATAATGAACCTGTAAAGAAATATATTTATGCTTCTGATGGTTTTAGTCGTAAAAGAAATATATCTAATAGTGTAACTATATACAATAACTTTTTAAGAACACCTACATTTACAACTGTTAATTTATATGCTATTAGACTAGCTGAGGTACAAAGAACAATTGATATTAATATGCTAGCACAAAAAACACCTATTACTATAATATGTCCAGAAAATGAGAGATTAGCATTTAAAAATATGTATAAACAATATGATGGTAATAAACCTGTTATATGGGGTACAAGTGAATTAAACCTAGATAATTTTAAAGTATTAGATACAAAAGCACCTTATGTTATAGATAAACTAACTCTATATAAACATGATTTATGGAACGAAGTAATGACATATTTAGGTGTTAATAATGCTAATCAAGATAAAAAAGAACGTCTAGTTGAAAGTGAAGTAGGTGCTAATGATGAACAAATAGAACAAGCACGTTTCAATATGCTAGACGCAAGAAAACAAGCATGTGAAAAAATAAATAAAATGTTTGGTTTAAATATTGATGTTAAATTTAGAAATGATGATGTACAAAAAGCATATGAAATAAATAAAATCTATGATATGTTTCCTGATTTAGTTGATAATGGTGATATTAAAGATGAGGTAGGTGTTTTAGATGAGTAAATATACTACAATGATTAAAGATTTAGTAAATGATTATTCTAAAGGCATTGAATCTAGTAAAATAGATGATAAATTAGATGAAGCTAGAAAATATATATTTGACTTTAATTATCCTGTTATTGATGATACAACTAAGAAACGTATTGAAATAGCAATTTTAAAACATTATTATTTTAGAGAAATAGCTTTTGAAACTGTTGGTATTTTTAAAATAAAATTAAATGATAGATTAAATTTAATCATGAATAGATACAATGCTTTATATGAAAAACAAGATTTAACTCTATCACCTTATATAAATAGTTATTTAAGTGAATCTGGTAATAGTAATGGTACATCTAATACTGATACTAAAAATGATGACTGGCAAACAACTAGTGATACACCACAGGGTATATTACAAGATTTAAAAGAGGGTAGATACTCTTCTATGGCTGTATATACAGATAATACAGATAATACCAATAGTATAAATAGTAATGATTATACACGTAGAGTTGAATCATTAAATGGTATTACATATGCTGAAGCATTTAGAAATTATTTTGATAATATAATTAGTATAGATGAAGAACTAGTTAATGAATTTAGTGATTTATTTATGGTAATATGGTAAAATTAAAATAGGAGGTAAAAGATATGAACTATAGAGAAATACTTATTAGATTAATGAGCATGACATCACCATATGTTTATGATGATGAAGAATCATTTCTAGAAATGCTAAGAAAATTCTACAAATATCTACATGATTTAACTACAGCTACTAAAGAGATAAGTGAAGATGTTGAA